ATCGGATCAACAGTACCCGTCGGCACCCGCCGTGCCTTAATCGCCATCACAATTATGACCTCACTCATGGTTATCCCAACTAAACGAAAGTGATAAAGTACAACCTATGCGTAAATATCTAGGAGCCATCATCAGCCTCTCGCTGTGGTTAACCAGCACTGGACTTATGCTTATCACCCTATCTGGGGATACGCTCGGCAAAGCTCTGTACATTAGTGCAGTTGCTTTCGCTATCAACATACTTGCTATTGCTGCCGGCATTGGCATTGACGAGGACTAATGACAAGAAAATACAGCTATTACCCTTCGTTTGATGGCAAAGGCGCACAGCCTGGTACCGAGAAACTTGCTGCGCTTTGTGCGGCTAGGTGGAAAACTAAGAATATTGGGATTTACAGCAATCGATTGATGAAAAATGATCACACTGCTGGTAAAAAGATTGGCGACCCAGGCATGGAAAAGTTCCTGTCTGTTCACGCAACTGGCGCAGCCTTAGACTGTCAGTACCCTAACGAAACTGTCGCCAAAGAAATGTGGGAATGGTTCCTTGGCAAGTCCGAAGCTGGAGAACATTCAGAAATTCTCGGTCTGGAAGAAATCCACTGGTATGCCAAAGGCGACTACGGATTTGGATGGAGATGCAGTAGGGGACCAGGGAAACAAGGCATCAAGCAGTTCACCAAAGATGACAATGCTGGATCGTATCAAGGCTCACCTTCCTGGTTGCATCTAGAAATTTCTCCTGCTATGGCTAAAGACCCTGAACGGTTTGAAGCTGCATGGCGTTCACTTCCTAAACCTGCATAATGGAAATCGTCGGTGTTCTTGCTACAGTTTCTGGGTCCATTATTTCTATTGGCGTTATCTATCGTGGTGTTGTTAGACCTTTATTTCGGTGGGCGCAACGACTAGATAATGCAATTACTACTGTTGAAATGAACATGAAAAACAACGGCGGTTCATCATTGCGTGACGCTATTGATCGAATAGAAAACCGTTTAACCATAGTTGAAGACTACGTAACTAAGCCACGGTAATCTGATACTGTCGTGAGTCCTATGACAAGCGAAACCATCGAAACACTCCTGTATTTTCTATCTAAAATCCACGTTCCCATTACTCAACAGGATCAATTCTTCCGTGCTGTACAACAGTTAGAAGCCTTACACAGCAAGCAAAACAAAGCAGCTTAATCTTCAACTAAGATTGAAACATGACCAACTTTCGTAACCTATTCATGTGTCCCAGTTGTGGACAAATTTGGCTATCGCAAACAGGTCGATACTGTGTCGAATGTCGCACCGAGGGGGAACCACTTGACGAACCTACAGACGACTGAACTAAACCCACCGGCATACCCGATGGCTCTTGTCTACTGGGCTGACGCATGTGGAGGCGACCCAGGTTGGATCTCGCTAGACGAAGTAGAAGACGACGGAGAAACAATGGTTCAAACCGTTGGCTTCCTCCTAGCACATGATGACGCTGGAGGTAAACCAAACCACGTCACACTCCTTCAAAGCTTTCACGATGGCGAAGGCATCAACCTGTTTTATATCCCCGTAGCAATGGTCAGAAAAATAATTCTTCTTTCTTCTTGACATTGACACACCCCTCGTGTACGGTGCAACGTAACAACTGTTACACAGAGAAGGGGAAGTTAAATGACTTTCAATCGTTACCGTATCCACAAAGAACCACACGGTTCACAAGCATGGCTAGATCAGCGTTACATGGATGCCCAAGGCAACCGGCGCATCTCAGCCTCAGCAGCAGCAGCTATCTATGGCCTACATCCTTTCGTAAAGAAAGACCACTACGCAGCTGAACAACTATCAGGCGTAGCACCAAGCCCTATCACCCCTAATGCAGCGATGGAAACAGGCAACCGCCTTGAAGACACCATCATCACATGGGCTGGCGACAGGCTCGGTGTCCAGTTTGAAACACCAAAAGAACTGTTCTGCTACGACACAGACAACGGATGTCACCTGATCTCCACCCTTGACGGATGGAACGAAGAAACCCGCCACATCCTTGAAGTCAAAACCACCAGCCGTGAATACTCTGGCACACTTCCTGACTACTGGCGTATCCAAGGGATCACCCAGTACATTTGTTCCGATGCGAAGCGTGTCACATGGGCAGTCTTTGACAACACCCTGCGCCTCACCTTGGTAGAGCAAGTCATCACCGAAGAAGAAGTTGCTGAACACATATCAGCTGTATCTGAATGGCTTAACAGCATCGAACTTGGCATGACCCCATCCGGTGTGAAATGGTCATACGAAACAATCCAAACCAGGTATCAACGCCCAACCTCACGAGCTGTTGAACTACCTGACAATTTTGGTGAAGTCCTCACTAAGTTGCGTCATGTTCGTAGCGAACTGGCTTCATACAAACAATTGGAAGACGAATTAAAAGCACAGGTATGTGAGTTGATTGGCGATGCCGACACCGCTATCTTGAACGGTACAACCGTTGCTACTTGGAAGGGGCAGAAGCGTGAGTCATTTGATTCAAAAGGTTTCCGTGCTGCATATCCCGACCTTGCACGAGAGTTCACTAAAGAAGTACAAACCCGTACATTTCTCTTGAAAGGGGAAAAATAATGACAACAGATAACACCAAGCAACTACTAGAGGTACTGAACAAGTACGCAGTACCAGATCCGAAGATTGTGGGCAAACTACCTAAGGGCGGAACCCAACTTGATTTCGTAGGTCACGCAGACATCACTCGTATCTTGATTGAGATTGACCCGACATGGCGTTTAGTTCCTATCGCATGGGAAAATGGTCGTCCGGCCATGAACGTTGTGAACGACATGGCAACCATGTGGTTTGAACTGACACTGCTCGGCACATCACGTCTTGCTATTGGCACAGCAAAAGCAAACGCTTTTGATCTTGACAAGCAGCTCTATGGTGATGCACTTCGTAACGGTGCCATGCGTTTCGGTATCAGCCTTAACTTGTGGACAAAGAACGAATGGGAAGACCTTGATCACAACCCTTCGAGCGTTGTTACCACCCGTGCTACCGGTGGACCACAGAAACAAACATACGTGGCTCCACCTCTAGAAAAACCACAATTGAAGCAAAAGCCCAAGACACTCACAGGATTGTCAGAAGAACAAATCGCCCAGTTCACTAAAGCTTGCGAAACTAAAGGCATAGATCCAGCAGTAGTAGCAGCTAACGCCGGCATCCCTGAAGGCACACCGTGGATGGAAGCACACCTACCAGCCTTGCGTACAGCGTTCAAAGAACTTGCAGCATTTAAGGATGGGGAGTAATGGCTAACAAAAGAACAGTCGACCCATCCGCTAGTGAAGCATCAGCAAAGATCATTGGTATCAGAGTGACCGAATCACAACTGGCACAGATCGGTACCCTTTGCGAACAACGTGGAGTACGCAGGTCACAGTTGATCCGTGACTTAGTACGCCAAGCGGTGACAACATCGTGAACGCCAAGGAAATCACTGAACACGGGGCATCTATGTACCGTAGAAGGGGCTGCCGATGCGATGTTTGTCGTGTCGGTATGTCCCAGACCCGCAAGAAGTACCGCCCACTTGCCATGTCTAGCGATGTCCGGCTTGACGCTAAACCGTTGATTGAGTTCCTCACTAAAGCAGAACAGTTGCAATACCTGGACAAACATACTATTGCCCGCTGGTGGCAAGATGGATTAAGCGTTTACACCGCAGACAAATGGTGTCTTCGTTTTGGTCTTCACCCTGCTGAAATCTTCGGACACAAATTCTATGAAGGATGTTTTGACAGTGAATGATGAAATGGATAGCGGGATGTGGCAAGAAGCTGTGTCTTCACTTGTAAAAGAAAACAATCGTTTAACAGAAAAGTTGATGTTGCTCGAAGATACTAACGCCATGTTGTCATCAGAGTGTCGCCGGCTGGGTGACGAACTGGCCCGTCGCAGTGAGTAAAGCAAAACAAAAAGGAACCGCAGCTGAAACCGCTGTAGTCACATGGCTTAAAGGTGAAGGCTGGATCTATACAGAGCGTCGTGCGTTGTCAGGGAATCTTGACAAGGGCGACATCAACATGGGTGCGCCAGTTGTAATAGAAGTGAAAGACCATAAGACAATTACGTTGTCTGAATGGATGAAAGAATTGAAGGTTGAGATGGCTAACGCCGAAGTAACTATGGGTGCTGTCATTGCTAAGAAGCGTGGCACGATGGATGTCGGGGATTGGTATGCAGTGATGCCTGCCCGTGTCTTTGCCGGTCTATTAAAAGAAGCGGGATACTAATGAGTGAATACATACACCAAGATGATGCGTACGCATGGCTTCGAGACAAAGAGATTCAGTTCGCAGAGCAAGATTTCGCCAAAGTCCAAGTTGAACGTGACACATACAAAGCCTGCGTTGACCAGTTCGTCAAAGCATGGCAACAATTAGAAGGCACAACACAACTGACTTCAGCAATGGAGCTGGCCTTGTACCTAGCAGAAAAGGCAGCAAACAATGACTGAGCAACAACCGATATACAAATATGAAAAAACAATGATTGAAATAGAAAAAATTATCTATGAAATTTTTGCTATTGAATCCCCAACTATTCCTTATTTTTCCAGCGATGCCATTCTTGCGGCAGCGGTTGAGATCTGGAAACACCACAACCCTTGGTTGCAACACGATTATGGGGAAGAAGGTGATTTTAATGACTGATTTTTTTACGCTTGTAATTATGGTCACTGCGGTTTTTTTTTGCGGGCTATTAGCCGGCGATAAATACGGCAAGCGATAAAGCAAACCAATGCAACAAATAATAGTTACCCTCGACGAATACGAACTGGCCCATGCAGCAATGGCCGGATGCCAACGACGCATAGCTTCGATTGCCAAACAACGCCCGCAGTATTACAAAGCAGATGACCGCCAAAACTTTTGGCAAATAGATATCATCGGCATGATTGCTGAATACGCAGTAGCTAAAGCAATCGACAAACATTGGCAACCAGCAACCAACAAACGCTTGTCTGATTTACCTGGCGACGTAGGTATTCACCAAGTCCGGTCAACAGAACATCGAGATGGGCATTTGTTTGTCCATCCGAAAGACAAGCCCGCCGACTACATCCTTTGCATCGTTAAAGAAAACAGAATATTGATGTCCGGCTGGATGCCGCTTAGTGATGCCATTGCTGTTGGCGAGTTGCGATCTGCTGATACTTATTGGGTTAAGCAGGATCAACTGTACGGATTTGAAGACTGGTCAACGCCTGTGTGTTGGTCTGATTCGGTTGTTGCTAAGATAACTTAATCCGTTTAACACTATCTAGTTGGGAGAACTATGACACCTAAATGACCTATCCCCTGAACAAAGGAAAACCATGCG